GGCGGATTAGCTGCGGTTGCTCGTCTAAAAGCAAAACTACCATCAGTTCCAAGTTGAATAATTGAACCTCCTACTGAATGATTAACAGAATCCCAAGCAGAACCATTAAAGAAAATATTTTGTCCAATACCGTAAAGAGGATTTAGTAAAAAACTATTTGTAGAATTACCCTTAATCTCTAATTGAGTGTTAGGCGAAGCCGTTCCGATTCCTACGTTACCCCCACCTCTGTTTAAAATTAAATTTTTATAACCGGTACCAGATTTAATTGCTGCTATTTCTGCATAATCATTTGTAGTGTCATATCCAATCCTTAGTTGTAATGTAGTATCAGTATTACCTTGAATTTGTAATTGTTGATTGTTTGACAAGCTTCCGTTCCAATCAGCTTGTACTACTAGTTTCTGACTAGGCGAAGCATTTCCTATTCCTACGTTTCCATCACTGTCAATAACCATACTTGTAGAAGTAGTTTGAGCTGTACCACTTGTTGCGGCTCTTTTAAAATTTATTTTACCATCTACTAAAATTATAGATGAACCTGCTACATTACTAGTAATAGCTTGAAATACACCAGATGAATTTAAATAAGTATTTTGAAATATACCGATTTCATCATCAGTACCGTATGCGGCTATTTGACTTGATTGTCCTAATTGTAACATTTTCCATCCACCGCCTGAAGCAGTATAACCATTTGTTGGTGGTGTACCCGAAATTCCTACGTTTCCATCACTGTCTATGGTTAATTTAGTACCATTATTATTACTAAATTTTAAATTTCCAGAACTATCTCTAAATATTCTTGAATAATCATCATCTCCATCGTAACCTAAATTTAATACACTTCCACCAGTTGAATTTCCTGCAATTAATGACAGTGTTGCATCATAACCTGCTAACGTAGATGTTGTCAATTTAATTTCTCCGTGAGCTTGACCACTATCAACGTGAAATTTGGCATCAGGCGAATCTATTCCAATTCCAACTTTAATATCGGATGTCATTGCAGCAATAGTAGCTCCCTCGTTAATAAAAAATATTTTTTCTACATCAGCGTCATATTTTATAGATGATGTTCTTGAGTTACCTGCACTACTTTTAGAGGTTAAATTTAAAATAGCATCACTACCATTTGTTGGTTGACTAATTGTTACATCTCCTGCAAAGGTTGAACCAGTACTAGAAATTGTTACAAAATCAGTAGAAGAACCAAACGCTTGAATCTTTGTAGTGTCACTTTTAATAATTGCTGTTGAGTTACTTCTTAATATTAAATCACCTGTACCACTATCTGAAACAAAAGAATTAGAACCATCGTGAAATATTTGTAAATCATTTCCACCTCCAAGTAATATGCTTCCTACTTCACTTGTAGTTTTATCTACTAGCGTTATATTACCTGATACAATAACATCATCACCTACTGTCATTGCACCTCCAATAGTTACGTTTGTTGGTAGTCCTATTTGTAATTGTTGATTACCTGCTGATGTTTCTATTTCATTAGCAGTTCCTACTAAGGCAAATGTTTGTGAATCTAAATCAACTGAACCTGTACCACTATCGCCACTAAAATCTAAATCCTGAGCAGTAATATTAGCATCTACATACCCTTTTGATGCTGCATCAGTATTTGAAGTAGGTGTTAAAGGAATGGTAACCTGACCACCAAAACTAGATTGTCCAGTTCCAGAAACAGTTATAATTCCTCCAAAAGTTGAATCAACACTTATAACTTCAAAGCTGCTGCTAGTATATTTAAATATAGGGCTACCAGATGAAAATATCATATCACCCTCAGCATTAAGCACATTATTTAAAGATGTACATTCTAGCTCTATTGACTTGTTTTGCGTTACATTGTCTATCGTTAATTTAGTAGTTCCTGCTTTATTAATTAAAATATTTTTACTAAAAGTAAATAATGAAGAATCTTCTACCACTCCATTTGTTTCTATATTACCTATAACTAAATCTGCTTTATCATATCCTGTACCTGATATACTTACAGTAGTTGTTGGTTCTATTTGTAATCCTTTAAATAACCTGTATTTGCCTGTTAGAGCTTCTCTAAACAGTCCAGAATATAGTGTAGTACTTGAAGGTGTGTATTTGCCGTAAAAACCTATATCTACGGCGTCTGTTGAAGTGTTATTGTTAGCTAGTACAATTAATGGGTCTTTTACTGTTAGTGTGTCAGTTCCTACAGTTGTTGTGCTTCCTTCAACTACTAGGTTTCCTATTACAGTTAAATTGCTTCCTATTTTTGCATCTCCGTAAACGTGTAGATTTAATCCTGATTCTGGAGTAACTCCTATACCCACTTGAGTTGTTGATACGTATAATGGCGTTGTATTTCCTAAACCGTCTGTTATTTGTTTTGCTGTAGAACCTATTGCATCATTGTCTATTGACTTTAATAACGCATCATATGTGTTTTTTATTTTCGTGCTTGTTAATGTAGCCATTATTGCTTTTTAAATAAGTTAATAATTTCTTTACGTTCCCCTCTTTTGGTTTGTAAATCTTCTTTATAATACCCATCCGTTGAATGTTGCATCTTTATCAGGATTAATATCCTCATTAGTGTTACTTGTATATTCAGGAAATAAATTTTGATTATTAGCCATATAATCTATAAAGCGTCTTGTATAATATTCTGCAAATTCTCTTTCTTTATTTACTAAATAATCTACTTCATTTTTACTTACTGTTTCGCTGTTTTCTGATGAGTGTTTAAATACTCCTCCGTTCTTTACTTGGTAAGCTGCAAAAGGTAAGTAATCTACCATAGCAAAGTGAATAAGCATAGGTTGTATATAAGTGTTTACTAAACTTAAATAATCTCCTGTTAAACTATCTGCTATAATATCACTACTAATCTTGTTATATAAATCAGAACCTAAATAATTCCTTACGTGTATCTGTTGAGCTATTTTTATAAATTGAATAAATTTATCTACGTCAACTGAACCATCTATGATAGTGTTTCTTTTTATGTCTATTGGTTTTATGAATAATGCTGTTGCCATATTTAATATCTTTATCTTGGATTTTTATAACCATTGTTTGGCATATCTATAGGTCTTTGTGCTACTTCTTTAGGATTCTTATATTTTTTAGCAGCAGAAGGCCCTTCAAATCTTGCCTCTTTTCTATCATCTAATGGTAAACTAGATATTATTTTTCTTGCTTTACCTACAGATATTTTCTTATTACCTTTCTTTAAATAAACTCTACGTAGCCAAACGTGTTTACAATTTGGGCCACCTTTATAAAGCCATATATTCATTTTCTCTCTACCTCCTACACCAAATCCAGGATTATTATCTTTTTGTCCTTGTAAATCTTCCCATCTATATACCTTACCTGCTTTACTAGCATTTACCATTTTTTTACAAAACTCTCTAGTATTAGATTCTATATCACCTGCGTAAGCATATCTTATTCTAAATAAACTTGAATCTTGTTTACTCTTTTTTCTTGCATCTCCTGTGACAACTGTAGCAAATTCAAAGTAGTTTTTAATTTCATCTTCATTATCTCCTGCAATACTTTCATCAATTAGAATCCAATCATCACCCATTTCATCACTAATAGAAATTAAATCATCTGCTATTTCAGAATGTTCTTTGTCATTTAAAGTTTCACTTAATTTAACTCCAGTTTCTTCTTCTCTTGTTTCTTCATCTACTACGTGCTTAATTTCAGTAAACTCTAAAGGTTGTAATGTCTTAAAGTATAAATGAAGTGATATACCATTAAAAGCTAAGATTTTATCAAAGGCATCAATTAAAAGGTTTTGGAATGGTCGTATAACAGTATTGTCCATTAACGTAGAAGCCGTTTTAAGCTCGTCTGCATTGTTTCCTAAACCTGACTGGTCTTTGATACCTAAAAGCATCGGAGAAACGACCCTATGAGCTACCATTATCTTTTTAGTTGATTCTTCAGACAAGAATTGGTATTGGTTATGTGCATCACTAAGTTGTACAGGTTCTATACTTGCAGCACTTTCTGCATTATCATTAAAAGCTAATATGAACTTACCTGCATTACTTGACCCACTAAACTTATTATATATTCTTTGTTCTATAAGACGTCTTTCCTCTGCATTAGGAGTACCGTTATTGAAGTTAATTAACATAGAAGGAGACATACCATTTAAGATGTTGTTTAAATGAAAATTAGATACTTCTTCTTCTAACTCTGCATATTGTAAACCACCTTGGTAATCTACAGGACTATAATAGTAATATCCTGAACGATATGGTTTAACATATAGTATTTCTATAGCTTCATTACTCATACCAAATGCAGGTATTCTTAAAGGTTTATCAGAAGGTTTAATTTTATTCCAATCTTTCCAATAATAATACCCCTCTATATCTCCTTTTTCATTACACTTCTCAGCTCTAAGTGTTTCTACTGGCATATGCTCAATCTGTGCTATCTTAGTTCTATCTTTAGAATAAATAACCTGTATAGCACATTGACCCATTAATTTTAAATCATATGATAATCTTCTTACGCTATCATTGTCAAATAATGAAATCATCTGTGCATATTGTTCTGGTTTTTTACTTGAATTAGTTGCATCTAATCCTTTACCATATATCATAGAAGATACTGCATTAATTATAGCGTTATTTGTTGGACTTCCGTTGTACCTGTCTATAAGATATTGGAAGTAGTTATTGTCCTCTCCGTAAGAAATCCAATCTCTATTGCTAACTTCTTTTATTTTAGGACTTGTGTAAGTACTTAAATTTACTATTCTTAAATCGTTCATATTATTATGTAATCGTTATCGTGAGAACCTGCTGTACTATCAAAAGTAAATTGACCATCATTAATAGAATAATAATCATTGTTACCTTGGTTTATAGTTTGGTCTGTACAGAATACTTTATCTTTATATATTATATTAGAAGAAGTGTCTAACAATTCTAAGTCATATGTTCTACCCTCTTTTAATATTGAATTTCCTGAAGATGTATAAGCGTTAGAAATACTTAAATAATTGCCATTTATTGTTGGTGTTACAGTAAAACTAAATTCATCATTTAATGAATCATCTCTTACATTCAAAGTAGTTGCAGAAGTAACATAACTTCTAGGTATAATCTTTATGACTTGAGCAGATGCACTTGTAGTAAGTTTCTTCATACTTATATATCGAAAAAAAAACGATATTTTGTGTTATAAGCAAAAAAAAAGAGGACATATAGTCCCCTTAATTTTTAACTTAATTATTTATTATCCGTTACTAGGAGTTGCAGGTGATATCTTAGCTGCATTTACATTGTCAGTAATATCAGTAGAATCTGCACAAAATGCAGGAGCTGATACTTCTTGAGCTGTTAAAGAAAGAGAGAATGAACTTGCATCTCCCATAGCAGCTCCACTTGTGAATGAGCCACCAGATACCTCGCATCCGTGTTCTCTACCCATTAAAAAGAAATTACCATTGTAATCTTCTATAACGATTTGTGGTCGTCCTAAAGCTATAATTTTTAATTCTTCTTGTGTTTTACTATCTAATAGTTGTAATGAAATATTTAAAGTTGTTTCAAAGAAAGTAGTACCGTTTTCTCTTGAACTGTTTACTGCTGTTTCCATAGATGAACTACCTTTAAGGTCGTATTGGAAAAATTCTGGAGTTCCTCCTATATCTACTTTTTCGGCATCTGAAGAATTATCAGTAACAGTAAGACCATAATCAGCAAAGTAAACTGTTTTAAGTCCACCTACTGATGATTTACAAGGTATATTTCTTCCTGTTGTTAATGTACAAGCCATATTATTATAATTTTTATAAGAAAGGGTAAGTAGGTTTAACCCACCTACCCCTCTATGTTAAACAATTTATTAAGCTAGTGTCAATAAAGATAGGTCACTTCCTATTCCGTATTGTACACCTGCTGAGAATCTCATCACTACTCTTACGTTTTGAGAACCGTCAAGGTCAGCCATATCTAATAATTTAACTTCGTTGTGGTCAGATAAAAGACCTGTACCAAAGTAAATGTTAGATTTTTGTCCTGCTACGATATGGTTAGATGGCATACCTGGAGCTAATACAACTTCGATACCATCGAAAGAAAGTGCATTACCTTGGTTGTACCATAATCCACCTCTATTATCAACACCAGAACCTCCTACGCCATTTGCAGCGTATCCTCCTAGTTGTCTTATATATGATTGCCAAGCGATTGTAGGAACGTAGATTTTTAAATCTTCTTTTCCATATACTCCTGAAGGAAGTGAATCTACTACGTTTTCTAATAAACTGATAATGTTAGTTGAGCTGAAAGCAGTTTCACCACCGTTAGCTGCATCGTTAACGTCTCCGTCTGCTGCTGCTAATACTGTGATTCCGTCAAACTCACCTGCGTTACCATTAACACCACCCCAAATGTTTTGCTCATTCTTTTCAGCTACAAGACCTGCAACGTGACCAATCATAAAGTCAGAAAACTTTGGAGGTAATTTGTCATTCAAAGAACTGTATCCCATAGAAATTGCTTCCCAATCTGAGATAAAATCTTTCTTACAAAGCTCTAAGTTTACTTGGAATTGCTCTGGTTGTAGGATTCTTTCTGTTAAAGTTACTGTTGCTGTGTCAGTAAAGTCACAAGTAGCGTCTTTGATTACGTTAG